CAGTGGCACTCGTGTCCACAATTTTCACATTTCTCCATAATTCTATATTCATAAGAAGAGTGAGTAAGTAAACAGCTATAGTAATAGCTTTAACCTTTGTCTTCCCTAATACGGGTACTTAAATGAACCTATCCCGTCTAGGTTGTATACCTACTGTATGCTCCATAAACCTTTCTAAGTCTTTGTTGATTAGTTCGTCTTTATGTTGTTGATAAGATAAAGTTTGGTCTCTGTCCATTCTCTCAACCCAGTAATTAGCCGCAATAGCTAATGCGTCAATTTGGTCATCGTGTCTTAACGCACCTTTATCTCTTGTTATTCTAGTCATTTGCCTAAACAGTTGATGATTAGGTTCTAACTTGAAGTCTTCTTTTATTGTATTCTCATCTACCACTAGCCTATGAGTATTCATAATAGGCTCTAAGGTATCTATAATTCTTTTCTCTTTTTGTATGTTATGTCTTACCTCTTCAATTTGACAAGGGTGTATTCTAGCCATAACAGGCTTTAATAAAGCTGTAGCCATACCATCACCAAAGTTAGACTCAATAACTATGTTATTTACTTTGTTACGTTTAGCTATAGCTGAAAGCTCTTCTAAGGTAGCATCTGAGTAACCACCTTCTAAAGCTCCTATATCGGTCAAATAAAGCACTCCGTGAAGCATTTTAAGCACCGCATACGCTGTTTTATCCTCTCCCCGACCCGCAGGGTCAATAGACATAGCTACCCCTTCAAAATCTGCGTATTCGTCAGATATGTGTAAAGGAGCAACGTAATAATCACCTTTTAAACCTACATTAGGTATATCAGGGTCTATTCCTTTAATCTGTTGTGTACCTGAAGCCCACTGAATTTGAGCAGGAGCTTTGTTCCAAGTAGTACAACCTGAAGCTACAATTAAGTCATTGAGCTTTAAAGGGTATCTATTAGCGTCAGACATTGTAGTGTCTAACATAAACTGTAAGTTAAATCCTGAACGTCCATATGAAGACAAACGCTCTAACAAATCTATACCATCAAATCTATCAGGGTCAGTAGGCTCACCTTCTTTATCTGTAATATTAGAAATAATAGAAGATAACTTACTACCATAACCGATAGTTTGTTCTTTAGTTGGATATAACGCTGTCCATATTTTTGTCTTATAACCTCTTTCCTCTAATGTGTTATATAAACTCATTTCAGTTTGAGGTGTTCCTAAGAATATGATACGACCCACTTCGGGTTTAATAATCGCATCAAATTCTTTCACAGTTTCACTTAATCTGTCTCTCATTAATTGTGTCTGTGAGTTATTTGCTGATTCTACGTCATCGGCAATAATTAAATCTGCACGAGAACCTGTAAGTTGTCCTGTAATACCCATAGATTTCACACTAGGTGCGTGAGATGCTACAGCAGGAGCTACATCAAAACTAATCTTAGAATGTCTTTGGTCATCTCTAGGAATTAGATGTTGTAATATTGGCATTTCATTGATTAGTCTTTGAGTAAATGTACTAAAGTCATCAGCTCTGTTTTTAGAAGCTGAAACTACCAATATATTCCTTTGAGGATTTAGTAAAAGTTGATGACAGACAAATGCTGACGTAATCCAAGATTTACCAACGCCTCTGAAGGCTTCTATAACTAATCTACGTTCTTTAGACTGTAGATAGTCTGCAATATCATATTGTATGGGAGTTGGGTTAGGTAGGTTTAGAAACTTCCAACATAAATACAAAAAATTCTTAAAATTTTTTAAGCGATTATCCATCTGTGTCAAAAGGTACTTTCTCAAGAATGTTATCAGGTTTTGCACCTAATTTTTCGGAGCTATAAGTTTTACAAACTTCTAAACATACTTTCATTTCTGAAGCTGTTAGCTCTTCTCCTGATTTTAATTTTGTATATGCGTGTTTAACTAATAATTCAGGTAATTCTTCTATAATTTTTTCTATTCTAACGTCCTTGCCCTCTGTATTTTTTTCTTGTGACGCTTTTGTTTGGAGACTTTGTGTGTCTTCCTTTTCGTTTTTTGGGCTTGTCTCTAACATAATTATTCTCTCCCCACTTTGGTGCTTTTGCCATTATTTTTTCTCTCGGTGTTTGTAGTATCTATGATACACTTCCTTTTTGTAAGCCCACATATTTATTCTTGTTGTAATTCGGTGTATAAATCTTATTATGGTCATAATCATAAGAAGACTCCTTTTTTGTAAGTTTGTTTACAGTACAATAAGTCACAAAGTAAAAAAAGAAAAATGCGTAAATTAAAGGTTTTAATTTTTGCATATATTAAGCATTATCTTCAAATGCTGATGTCTTTCCTTCTTCTACTGGGTTCATTTCTTGATTCCATTTATCTTCAGCTATGCAATCATATAACATTCTCACTTGCATAGTTTTAAATTCTTCAACGCCTACAGCGTCCATATAAGTTTCAGCTATTTCTGCAATAGCATAATAACCTTTTTTATAACATTGTTCTTCAGTTGTAAATTCCCATTTTTCATTTGTCATTGGGGGTAGACAACCTAAATTAGAACATATAGTAATTACGAGTAAAATTTTATTCATATTACTCTAGTATTAGAGATAATATCTTTTTATCACCCATATATATTTCTGTTTCTGCTTTAGATTTGATACATTTGTATACAACTCTATCGTTAGAACCTTTGTCTTTCATAGCATAACGCTTAGCTTTAAGACATTTTGATAAACTATCCATATGTAAATGTTCTTTAATCTCGTGGTCTACTATCATTAACAGTGCAAAAACCATTTCTATCATTAATGTGCCCCATTTCCATTTCTAATTAATTTTTCTACATCTTCTTGTAGTTTTGAAACTTGTTCTTTTAAGAAATCAATATTAACTTTATTGTTTCTCATATCTTTTAATTCTTGTTCCATAGACTCAATCAAACCTGCCATATGTTCCACGAGCATAAAAAGCTCCGCTTCCCCACTTGACTGACCTAATTCTCCTCTTGGATATTTAATTCTAAATTCAGAGTTAGCTTCTAAATCTTTAGCCATCAACTCTAAAGTCGTACTATGTTTATTTAAAGTCTCTTGTATACCAAAAAATGCGTACACCCCAACAGCTACGGCTGAGATTATACCAATTAAATTACGCATTGGCATACTTATCGCTGTTTTATCTGATACGTCTATCCTATCTTTTTTCATATTATGGTATTAATAAAGTTTTAATAGTAAGAACTAATTGAGTAAATATTAATAAACCAACTGTCCATAAGACTCTATTAATAACAGTCACTTTTTTATCTAAATGTGCTAAATGATTGTCTTTAATTGTATCTACAGATTGTTTGATAAGGTTAATATCTCCTCTAACTCTTTCAACTTCTAAGTTTAATTCATTAATATCTTTCATAGCTTACTTCTTAACTAATGAACCCCCAAAGTATAAACCTATAATAGCTGATACTAAGTTGGTATCTAATGGTGTTATTACTAAACTATTAGATGATAATGTTACCCATTTCATTATTTCTTTTTCAGGTATAAAGAAAAAGGCAGGTTTAAATTCTAAATAACCTACAATTACACTTACATCAGGTTGTAATATTGGCATTAATTTTGGTAGCAATACTATTGCAAAGACCGCAGTTAGAGCTATAATTCTTCTAGTCCACTGGAAACCTTTGTTGTCATATTCTCTAGCGTCTTTAAAGCCTTGTTGCTGTACTTCTGCTCTTTGTATAAGCATTTTTTGTTCAGCTTGTTTAGCTTTAATACTTTGTGACCATATGCTCATTACTCCACCTAAGACAGTAGAGCCAAGCATAGTTATCATTTCAAAAGGCATTTTTTGTTGTTACTCCTTGTTTATTTATTATAATACGATTGTATCAGCTTCTTCTTCAGTTAATGCTTCTCCTGCAATTAACTTTGCTTTAGCACTAGCTTTTAAAGCATCACTAGCTTCTTTATCTGCTTGTATTTGTGCTTGTTTTGTATTAAAATCTGCTAATTCTTGTTCTGCCTTTTCGTTAAAAGCAGTTTCTTGTTCAGCAGTCATTTCATACTCAACACCATTTAAGTTATATTTTCT